CCAAATGCCTCTAAGTCTCATGCGGTGTTAGTAGGTACTAAAGATAAGCCTAAGATAATTAGGTATGGACAAAAGGGTGTTAAGACTAATCAAACAGTAGGTCAACGTGAGGCATTTGAAAACCGCCATAAAAAGAATATAGCTAAAGGTGAAACAAGTGCAGCATATTGGGCTGCGAAAACTAAATGGGACCCATCCAAGACAAAATCATCGTCTAAGAAATGGGTAAAGGGTAGTTAAATGGCAGGAACAAGTAAATTAGATGCAGTCAACACGATGCTTTCTGCTATTGGTGAAGCACCAGTTAGTAGTCTCTCCTCTGGCTTGATTGAAGCAGAGATTGCAGAGACTATTCTTAACACAGTTGACAGAGAAGTGCAGTCAATGGGCTGGCACTTTAACACAGATTTAAATAAAAGTTTTGCTCAGACACCAGCAGGTGAGATATTACTCCCCGCTGATATTCTTAGAGCAGACGCTACGCTGAAAGCTAATTCACCAAACTTGGTGCAGCGTGGTCTAAAAATGTATGACAGGACTAATCATACCTTTATTGTTGGTACTGATGCAGCCCTTGATGTTGTGGTACAGTTAGACTTTGATGACTTACCTGAGGTAGCTAAACGATATGTAGTGCTACGTGCTACTCGTGTATTCCAAGACCGTGTTGTGGGTTCAGATACCCTGCATGGTTTCCAGAAGGAAGACGAGAACATGGCTTTGATGGAGTTGAAAGACTTTGATAAGGCTGCTGATGACCATAACATCTTTGACAATTATGATACCTTTAGCATTATTGATAGGCAGGGACGGAGAACAATCTAATGGCACTCATCAGTCAATCTATCCCAAACCTAATTAACGGAGTATCACAACAACCACCATCATTACGTTTGAATACTCAAGCAGACTTACAAGAGAATGGTCTGTCTAGTGTTGTTTCGGGTTTGTCTAAGCGTCCTAGTTCACAGCACATTGCTGACCTAGGAGTTATCTCAAACCTAGATAAAGCATTTATCCACACCATTCGTAGGGATGAGAATGAGTTCTACTCTATGGTGGTAGATACTGCTGGTACTATCAGGGTGTTTGACAAGGATGGCGTAGCTAAGACTGTAACAAACAACGCACCATCATACCTGTCTGGATTGACTAATCCTAATGAGGAGTTATCTGCTGTCTCTATTGCTGACGCAACCTTCATTATTAATAAGAATGTCACAGTAGCTAAAGATACTGCGCTGTCCCCAACACGTAATCCAGAAGCCTTGGTGTATGTCAAACAGGCTGACTATGCTTCTACGTATCGTCTTAAGATTACTAAGGGTGGAACCACACAAACAGTAGAATTTGCTACTAAGTCTTCCACTCAGGCTAATACAACAGATACGCAGAACGCAGAGCGTGGTGCATCTACTGATTTGATTTGTCAGAATTTAGATACGTTCTCAGCTACTAATGTTGATACTACCTATTATCAAGGTTCACCAACCATAATTAATGCTAATGCTATTTCAGGTATTACTATTACTCGTTATGGATCAGTACTACATATTCAATCTACTAACAGTACAGACTTCCAAGTAGAAGTAGGTGACTCTCATGGTGGAGATCATCTTAAAGTATTCAAGACTGAAACACCAGACTTTAAACAGTTGCCTGTTGAGGGTCCAAACGATTTTATTATTAAAGTCTCAGGTGATAATCAGAAGGCACAGGACGACTACTACGTTAAGTTTACTGACGGAGTGTGGAAGGAAACTGTATCCCCTGATGTAGAGATTTCTTTAGATAACTCTACAATGCCACATAAGTTGTCTAAACTTATTAGTGGTAACTTTCAGTTTGATGCTGTTACTTATGCTAATAGAAAAGTAGGGGATGATGACACTAACCCTTTCCCATCATTTGTGGGATTTAAGTTAGCTGACATCTTCTTTCACAAGAACAGACTAGGACTACTAGCTGACGAGAATGTTATCTTTGGTAGTGCTGGTGAGTTTCTTGAGTTTGATTTCTTCCGTAAGTCTACGCTAACCATTATTGATAGTGACCCCATTGATGTGGCAGTGTCCTCTAATAAGGTTAGTATCCTTAAACACGCTGTACCATTCAGTGAGTCCCTCCTACTCTTCTCAGACCTAACACAGTTTAAGGTAACAGGTGATCCTGTACTTACCCCTGAGACTGTTGACGTAGCTAACACTACAGAGTTTGAGACTAGTCTTAGAGCTAAACCAGCAGCAGCAGGTAAGTATGTTTACTTTGCCTCTAAGCGTGGTGCTTGGTCTAGTATGTGGGAGTACTTTGTAGATACTGATACCGATGTAAATGATGCTAATGAAACATCCTCTCACATCCCTGAGTATCTTAATGGTGAGATTATTAATATCCAAGCCTCATCCAATGAAGACATGATCCTACTACAAACCAGTAACGATCCTACAGCTATCTATGTGTATAGATACTACTGGTCTGGTAGAGAAAAGCTACAGGCTTCGTGGTCACGCTGGGTATTTAGTGGTGATGTTATTAGCATATCATTTAATCGTGCTGATATTTATATCCTAATTAAACGTGGTACAAACCTATTCCTTGAGCGTATTAACCTGTCAGTAGACGAAGCTACTATTTATACTACAGGAAACTTTTCTATTCACTTAGATAGAAGGGTTACTCTAGAAACTGGTGGACTTACCTCTGTTCCTTATACAGATACCAATATAACTTATATTGACCAGACAGGTAAGGTAATTACAGTTGGAGCTGTAGCAGCTAAACTAGCTAACTCTGAGAAAGTCTTTGCTGGTATTCCGTTTACGTTTAAGTACCAGTTCTCAGAGCCAGTACTAAAGCAGGATAACAAGGCTATTACCACAGGACAACTACACTTAAGAAACTATGCTGTTGTTTATAATAACACAGGGTTCTTTAAGATTGTCCTAAGACCTCTAAAGCGACAGGTGTATACACGTACCTTTACAGGCCGTGTGGTGGGTAGTGGTGCTAACATTCTTGGTGCTGCTGCTATTGAGTCAGGAACCTATCGCTTTGGTGTCATGGGTCATGGTAGTGACACATCTATAACAATCGAAAGTGATAATCACTTACCATGTGTATTCCAATCAGCAGAATGGGAGGGCTTCTTTGTCCTTCGTTCTAGGAGAATGTAATGAAAGTCCAAGTGAGAGCAAGTACTCAGTCTGATGTAGACCATCTGGCTACAAACTTAAGACCAGAGGATACTGAAGAGGTACTTGCCTCACATGGCGATGTTAAGGAAGCCTTACAGCAAGGACTAGATGAGTCAGAAGAGTGCTGGACTATTGTTGTAGAAGAAACAGGTGAGCTTGCTGGTATCTATGGGCTTGTAGGATTAGATAATTCTATAGGCATACCGTGGCTACTTACAGCACCGCCAATAACAAAGGTCTGGATGCCCTTCCTTCGTGGTTCTCGTAAATGGGTAGAAGAAGCAAACAATAAATATCCAATCCTAACTAATGCCTGTGACGCTGACTACGCTGTTGCTATTAACTGGTTAAAGTTTGTAGGATTTACGTTTATTAAAAGGCATGAAACTTGGGGTGTAGGAAACAAACCCTTTTTAGAATTTGTGAGGATACAAGATGTGTGACCCAGTTACTATGGCTGTGTTGACAGTTGCTCAAGGGGTTTCTGAATATCAACAAGGAGTGGCTCAGGCTCAGTCTGACCAAGCTAGATTTGATGCTAACAGACTAGCAGCTAACGATGCACGAGATTTAAAGATACAGTCCCTTAATCAGAGGGCTATTCAAGAGGGTGAAGCAGCCGCTGAAGAGAAGATGCGGCTAGGTATCCAAGCCCTAGAGGGTGAGGGTGCAGCCTTAGTAGCAGCAGGTGAGTCTGGTGTTAGTGGTTCTTCAGTAGACTTACTACTACAGGACTATACAGCACAGAAGCTCCGTGGTATTACTACCATTAATAGAAACCTAGAGAATGTAGAGAAACAGATTGAGCTTGAAAAGCGTGGTGCATCTGCGGAAGCACTAAACAGAACTAACTCTCTACAACAGGGTGTCATGCCAAACTTCCTAGCTGCGGCTGTAGGAACTGCGGCTAGTGCTACTGCTGCTTATCAATCAGCTAAAGTAAATCAACCTAGTTCATATAGTAATACTGGTTATAATATTGATGGAGATACTTCTATTGGTTCTGGATACTGGAATACTAAGAACGATAAGACCCGCTTTGGTTGGGGCAACGACAACGAGTTTGAATAGGAGATAACTCATGGCTAGAAAACCAGTAGAACGGCTGCGGCCTTCTGCAAGACTACAAGCTGTGGCTCGTCCAGTAGAGACATATGTACGTCCTGCTGAACAGCCTGTAGGACCAAGCGATCTGGGTGCGTTTATCTCTGCTATTGCACCAGCAGCTAATACTTTAGCTCAAATAGAAAAAGAAAAACAACTAAAGCTTCAGCGGGAAGCTGAGAAGGGTATCTCTGCGGCAAGAGCGTTAGATGCACAACTAGGCGTTAATAGAGCATTACGAGCAGCTAACGAAGATTATAGAGAAAATCAAATAGCCTATCTAGAAATGTCTGAGGAAGAGGTAACTGCTAAACGTGCTGAGATTATGCAGCCATTCCTTCAAGCAGCCCAAGACTCAGGTGATGATCTCCTATTCAAAGCTGTAAAGGGTGATATTGAAGTAGGCAACCTTGCTTGGTTTACTAAGAACTATGATCCAGCTAAGTACACTCATACTTTTAATAAGAACATGGGTGCTATTGGTGATGAGATTATAGCCACTGCTAATAGTACTGCTTTTATTCCACAGACTGAAGAAGATGGAACATTTGAAGATAACCGTGCTATTCAGGTACAGCAGATTGAAGAGCTTGCTAGGAAAGCAGCCGCTGCTTATGGATATAATCAAGCACAAGTAAACGACTACATTATGGAAAATATTGTAGCCCCTCGTGTTAAAGAGCATGGTAGAGATGCAGCTTATGATTGGGCTAGGTCTAACATAGGTGGTAAGCAGGATTTATTTGGTGTTTCAAGATATCAAAAGACAGTAAAGACTATTGAAAGTGAATTAGATGCTTGGGATAAGAGAACATTAAAAGCTCAAGACCCTATATGGCTAAATACAAATTTAGGTAAAAACATTAGAATTTTTAAGGAAGCATCAGATGATAAGAATAAGATTGCTTCTCCGTCTATCCTAGCAGAAGGTACTGAGGTTACACTACCTAGTGGTGCTAAACACACTATTACGAGAAAAGATAACCAAAGGGCTGTTGAACAAGTAGCTGCTGAAGAACGCTGGACAGATGACCAACGTATGGCTTTCTTTAGAAGTGCTGGCTTTATTGGTTTAAAAGAAGAAAACAATATCAAGACAGGACTCTGGTTATTTAACAGTAGCGCAGACATGGAACGTCCTGATAATCAGGCAGCAGCAAAACTAGCTTATGATACTATTAGTAGTTTAAAAGCCGCTGGTATAAATATTCCTAGTAGTTTATTAGGGGAAGATGATGAAAAACGCTATAAGGTAGCTAAGTTTCTTGCAGAACGTAAGGCTATTCCTTTTAAGGATGCTGTAGCAGCTTCTCAGGTAGCTGATATTACTTTAACATCTATCTCCACCAAGGATAAAAAGAAGTTAGAAAGTAAACTATCTACCATATTCTTTACAGGTCATAATGATACTGCTAATAGCGCACGTAATTTACGTCAATTTGAACAGGATGTTATACTACTTCGTCAGGCTGATCCCAACGGTTCCTTTGAAGAAATCTTGGATGCGGCTGCTGAAATCTTTGAAAACGATCATGTTATTGTAATGTCTTCTAATGGCATTAAGTTTAGTGACAGGCAGGAGAATACTAATACAGATGTATCTGGCGATTATGTTCAGACTGTTGATAAACTAGCTGTTGAATTAGCTAAATCAAAAGATGCTCAGTTACTTTTCTCTACTGTATATTCTAATGTAGAAAATGCTGGCATTTTAATTATGACAGATGAAAGAAATCCTAGTCAGTTCCGTATCAGAGTTGTTGATGAAGAAGGCAGATATCAGGGTAACTTAGGTTTTCTTTCTAAACATGAAGTTCTAAATGATCCTTCAGTTCTAAATAAACTCATGGCTAGAAATATTGAAGAAGCTAGAAAAGAAAATGTTATTAAGGATAAAGAAGTAGCTGCTCAGAAGGCTCTTGATGCAGAGCAGTGGACATCTCCTGATGATCTGATGCTAGACTCACAACCAGTAACTAAGGAAACAATAGTAGAAGCTGCAACATCAACTGTCGCACCTATTGCTAATGTACTAGAAGCAGCAGGAGAAACAGTCAAACCTATTCTACAGTCTGTTAAAGAAAGTCTTACTAATCTCTTTGCACAAGAAAAGCTAGATGTTCCAGACTTGGTTTCTGAAACTGTCAGCACTGTAATGCCTCAACTATCACAAGCTGAGGGTGACATTACACCATTCTTTGAGGAAGAGTTTAAGAATACTAAACGTAAACTCACTAACATTGGTGCTATTAAAGAAGCCCAGCGTAGACTATCAGATAACGAAGCTGCTATTAAAGATTTAGG